ACGACCAACCCCAGGAGAGGTGACTTTCACATCACCATATTTAAATTGATCCTTGGGGGTCAGCTTTACCGGAGCCTGCTCTTTATCAAGGGCGCTATCATCCCAACGATGACGAACCTCTTCATTGTTGTTGCTGGGGAGGCTGTCCTGGGACTGACTGTTGGCCGGTTGCTTGCGAGGCTGAGTTGACGACATTTTGTAGGGCTTCAATAGAATCAGGGTTTTTGGTTGGGTCCATCATTGGGGCTTTGGCCAGTTGACCTGCCTGCCCAACAAGACTGGTAGTCATGTTAAGCTGTGCGGCCTTCTGTTGTTCCTGTTGACGCATATCAGCAGTCTTAACCAGCTTAAGGGTATCAATCCCTTGAGCAGCAGCTAGACGTTTGACAGCCTCCTCGGGGTCAATGTATTGGGCCATGGCTTCTGGACCAAGGGCTTGTGAAATGGTTTGTAGGAACATCATGAGTGATTCACGATCTTGCCCACGACCAATGCCCTCAAGGCCAGCAATGATGGTTGGAGAGACAATCCCCTTAGGTAGTTGAGGTAGTTCCTTGGAGCGTTGAAGGGTGAAGAGTTTCCGTTGGAGGTACGGGCGAACCAGCTCTACGGTAAGGTTACCATAGATTCCCCCAAGCTGCTCATTAAGTTCCTGCTGGGTAGCACGGATCTCTTCTGCGGTGGTGCGCTCGGATTGCCTTACGGAAAGGATCAAGAACGCCTCCGACAGCCGCTGCGTCAGGGACTGAATCATCTGATAGGCAGAAGAGAAGTCGGCCTGCTTGCTCACTTGAACAGCAGTCACATCCTCAGCACGACCTTGAATGATTGCTCCATTGCCAGCCTTAGCCAGCGTACTGGGCTTCACGGTAGCGGCGGGACTTACGAGGAATACCACTTTAGCGGCGGCAGCAGAACCCTCCACCATGGCTTGCATGAGCCCCTCAAGGGACCGCAGATCGCCCAGGTATTCTTCTATGCGTCCACGCCCATAGTCTTCTCCATCCACAATGTTAAAGCGGAGAGGTAACCAAGGGGTGGTCGTCTTTGGAGCTTTACCAAAAGAGTCAGGAAGAATCTTCCCTTCTGCTTCTTGTCTCCATCGCCACTGTCCATCCTTGAGCTTAGCCCAAGTGTAAACAGCAACTTCATTTTCACCAACAGTAACATCAACACTAGGAGCACTAGTATTATCAGCTACATCATTTACATTCCTAATTGCTTCTGTTTGAAACTCAGCAGGAAGGAATTGACGGTCAATTGATTCAACAGTAACGACCTCGGTGGGATTACCCTCTCCATCACGGACGACCACAAATCGGTCAAGAGGATAAAGTTTAACACCACTTGAACCCATGTATACCAGAGCATTTCCGGTTACAATTAGGTGCTTCATTGCCTGATGAAGGATAACTCGATCCTGGGATTCGGCAATGTTTTGCATGACCACTCGTTCCATTTTGGAAAGAGAAAGATCAATCTCTGATTTAACAGTAGCACTTAAACTGGGGTCCAAGCTAAGCTTACCATCATTAATCTGAAGCTTGAAGAAAGTTGCGTTCACGGGGAACAAACTTAGCATCAGCTTAGATGCCATGACGTTAACGCCTTTAGCGCCCATGGATTGCCAAGGAGTGGGCAGCTTCTGTCCATTCACAACACCCGTAGGGGTCAAGAGATAAGGAACAGAGAGGGCTGCACAATCCCTAGCAGTATCGAGAAAGATCGTTCTGTCGCTTGCCAACTTTGCGTAACGACTTGCGGCAGATTGATTTTCCATTTGTTATTTACCAATACTAAGGTTAGGCATTGAAGAACCCACACCACTTGTCCCGCCAAGGGGAATGTTCAAGCTTGAAGGACCTTTACTAGCTTGACGCAGGGAGGCCCTGTTGGACATGGTGGGCTTTACTGTGGTGGGTGTTGTACTTGAAACCACAGGAGTTGGAGCCGGGGGTGGTGGTTCCGGTGGAGCTGGCATTTTAGGAGCAAGGCACATGATACTAAGTTAGTTTAGATTTGAGGTAGCGGATCACCGCAATAGCACCAGCCATACGGCCAGCTTCCCACGTTGTCATCTCATGATCAGGGTAATCATCGGGATACATCCGATCTAGTTCCTCAGTGAGAACAGTTAGATCGATGCGTCCCCCAACAACACTGGTTAGGGGAATGGTCTCAGCGTCGAAGTAAGCGTCAGCCATATTGTGGGAGGTCGTTGTTGGAAGCTTCAAAGAACGCAGGCATTCGAGCCCGTGTGGTATCGGATAGACCAGGGGCTTTACCCCTTAGATACAGGGCATCTGATTGATCCAACCAAAAATCCTTGTCAAGATACCTGTTTTCAGATTTACCAAGCCCGTCAACTACCCATCCCACAGTCGCTCGACGAAGTCGATTGAGGCTTGATGTAGACTTGAGGCCCAACTCGGAGCAGACCATCGAGTGGATGGCAACGTGGGTTTGCTCATCTCTACTAATGTCGGCTGCTGTGGTTCGGATTCCGACATCTCCGGTAAATCTAAAGAAGGGGAGGATGACAAAGAAGACACTGCGTTCAAGGATAGCGGCTTTTAGAATGGGATGTTCGGGGGCATCTAGCCATGCCTTAAGGATGTGCTTAGCTTCTGATTCAAACTTTTCATTTAAACCATGAGCAGCCACTACATAGTTAAGAGCTTGGTCATGCCTCTCTTCATCCAATTGATTTGAGAGGAGAGCCTCTCGTACCCCTGGGGTATTGGGTAGTTCTTTTTCTAGTCCCTGTTGTAGGAACTCACGGACAGGCAGTTCAAGGTGACGAAGACCTAAAGCACGGTAGATTGCATCTTCCGCACCGTCAACGAGTTTCCCTTGTTGAACAGCAACAGGCGTCCACTTTCGCTTACGGGAAACAACTTGATCATAAGGTGAAAGTGTTTGTGTCATTATTCTCCACAAGGAATACAAGGTTCATTTTTAAGGCTGGCCTCTTCCTCAAAGGAGAAGAGATCTTTAAAGTCATCATCAAGAGCAGCCATGGCATCATCTTTTGATTGAGTGTTGGGCATCACTTGAAGGGAATAATAGAGGGAGGTCTGTGACGAGGTAAACCACGATTCAAGGAACTGTTCGTCGTAGGTGACGACATCACTCCAGCTGTTAAAGGAGTACCCGTGAAAGAGTAGCGTTGCGCGAAACAACGAGACAATACCATCGGCAACCCTTTTATAATCAGCCCACCCTACCTCTGACGCGATTTCGCAGTCAGGCGGGTACGCAAATGATTGCACTCCAAACGTCCCAGAATCGCGGTCAACGTGGCGGCTAATAGGAGGAGCCAACTCAGGGGTGGCAGTGTAGCCCCGAAGATCGATGTTATTATAACTACAAGAAGCGGTAGGAGCAATAGCAAAGGCCCTTTGCATACCTGCCTTACGAGCGATCTGTGCCGCCATCTCAATTGACTTGGCCAACTCGGAGACAAGGAGGTAGGCTGGCGTGTGTACTGGTTGGTGTGATAGGTAAGCATCAATTGCTTCTCCAAAATCTTTGTAAGTAACGTTGTTCTGACATAGGAAATTAGCCAAGCCCAGGATACCCAGGCCTACCTGACGATCTACCTCAGGGGCAAGGTACTCACCCGTGTCACCAACTCCAGTCTTTGCGTGAAGATCCACAAGAGAGGTCATTCCCTCTATGAAAGCAGGGGTGAGGTCCTTGAGGTGACAAGCACCAAGGTTGATATGCTGAAGTAGACAAGTACCACGGCTAGGAAGATAAACTTCAAGGCAGACATTTCCATAAATTCTATTACCGTTTGCGTCATAACGGATCTTGTTGAGCCAGAGGTCGCCCTTCCTTATGCCCTCAAGAGTGGCTTCAATTAGCTCAGGAGAAGCGTCAACAAGGAAGGACATATCAACATTGAGACACCGCTTGACCCAAGAAAGGTCAGCCCGAGATGCTTTGATAAACTCAATGGCATCAGGGTGGGTATAATCTAAGTGGCATACCACGGCACCATTCTTGTAGATACCGCCGCGCCTTAGGATTTCATTGAGGGTTGAGTAGATGCGGGCAAACGAGACAGGACCTGACGCCACCAGACCCTTACCGTTTTGACTTCCCCGCTCACGGAGCTTGGAAAGGTGGACAGCCACTCCAGCCCCGTTACGGAGGGCATGGGAAACAAACCTCCATGAGGCTTCGATTCCATCGGGTCCCTCCATTTCATCTTCAACAACAAACACAGTGCAAGACACCGGCAGGCGGGATTCTGGATTATCCATCCAGCTTTGGACACGGCCTGTGCGGGCAATACGAGAGGCAGTCATAGAAGGTCTTCAAGAAATGGTGGTTGGTAGTTGGGCCCCTTGAGTATCTTACCATCTTCGCGGCGGAGGGGCTTCCCATCCACGAACTTGCTCATGTTGGACTCGAACACCCGCTTGAGGGCAGTGTCCAGGTTCCAGTTACGAGCAACGGCATACTGGTAGCAGACAAAGACAAGATCAGCAAGTTCCTTTAAGGTATGGAGCTTATCCTCATCCGAGTCTTCATTGATGTGTGCTTCAAGAAGTTCATTAAATTCCTCTCGTATGAGAGTCATTTGCATCTCTTGAACTTGTTCATCATTTGGATCAATGGATTGTTCAGCCGCAAGTCGAAAGACAAATGCCTGTTCAATCAAATGTTCAGGAGTAGGTGTCATCGGTTACGCTCGTACTGAAGGGCCAGGATCTTCCGTTCAACATAAGCTTTAACTTTAAACCAATCATCTAGTTCAGACTCTCGTTCCTTGCGTCCGGCACGACATACATACTTGATCACATTACCCGATAAGAAATCAAGACCTTGATCAACAATGAAGTCCCAAACTTGAATGCGTCCTTGTTGATAATGCTTAGGGCTTGCTTTGGAATAGGTCACGGTAGGCTGGGTTGTTTCGGATGTTTCGGAGTTGTCGGTCTCGTAGAAATCTTCCCACTGGTCCCGGTCGTAGCGATTGTTTGTCATACCAAAATTGGAGTTCAAATAACAGGCGATACCTGTATAGTCTGAGATTGATAAATTGCTCACTTAGCTTAAGCCAAAGATACAGCGGTAGGTTGGGTTCAAGAAGATAAACAACAGCCACTACTAGGGCCAGGTCTAATCCGATGAGGGAGGGGTCCATAGGATAGGTTCCTTAGTGGTGGAGTTGTATTCGCCGGGCCGCAGGATACGGGCCAGACGGGCATTACGCAGGGCATCTTCTTCCGTTTGCCCAGCCTTTTGATAAGCCAGGAGAATGGCTTCCCATGGATCTTCAGCACTGTCTAGGATCTTCTTAGCACCAACAGAGCCGATGCCGGGAACCCCCTTGTATCCATCTACTGGATCACCTGTTAGACATTGGGTCCAGAACCAATAGTCAGCTTCTTCTCTGGTAACCGTAAACTCATTTTCCCCATTAAACAATCGGCAAGCAATTTGCTTCATGTCTTTGTCGGGGCTAACAAGGATGAAGTCCCTGGGGTCTAGGTGACATTCAATCCCAAGAGCATCATCGGCTTCTACATTGAGGTAACGCACTACCTTGTAATGATTTTTACACCAATCTAAAAGGCGTCTGTACCCCACAGGTTTTCTTTTAGTGCGTTTTCCCTTGTAGTCGGGACATACAGTTTTACGGAAGTTGTTGATGTCGGAGAAGTAGAGGGTAACGTTGGTGGTGTCGAATCGCTTTCGGAGATTGGTAAGTTCTCCTTCAAAGATGTCAAGGACAACACGGAAGTTACTGGCAATGGTGATGAGATCATCCCCCCAATCCAACTCCGTTTCAGCAGATTGACAAGCGCGGTAAGCATAAAAATCCGCATCACAACGTAATTGAAGATCTTGATTCTTAGTTTTGAATTGTTTTGTCATATTGTTGGAGGTAGTGGATTGCGGATTGAAGTAAAGATATATCATCTTTGAGTTTACCAATGCCACTATTGCATAGATGGCACAAGAGTCCTCTAACTTCACCTGTAATGTGGTTGTGGTCTACACAAAACCTTTTACTGTTAGAACGACCTGAATTATTTCGGCCACAAATAGCACACTTTCCGCATTGAGCTTCAAATGTTGTTTGATACCAACCACATTCAATACCATAAAGGCTTTTAAGTGTGTAATCAGCCCTAAGTTGGGATGATTTTAATTTGTTGTTATTAGTAGCCCGTTGTATGCAATGTTTACGGTTGGCCCAATAATAATCATAGGCACGTTGCCTGTTACGTTCTTGTGTTTCTGGTGACAACTTTCGTTTAGTGCACCTCCGCCCAGTTGTTTCCATGCTTTGCTTCAGAATTTAAAGGTACTTTAAGATTGTAATAATGTCCAGCATCTTGTATGCTCCATTCAAGAATACCTTTTACAGTATCAATATGAGCAGGAACAACAGCAAGATTCCATTCATCGTGAATGTAAGAAAGCCATTGATAATCAACTTTATATTGAAGTCCTGCTTCAGTAATCATGTTACTAGCAATAACACCCCACCGTTTAGTTACGATGGCCCCAGCACTCTGGAGTAGGTAGTTAAGAGCAGCATGTTTCTTCCCTTGAAGTCGGATGGGTCGTCCGTCAAGGCCCCGCAACACATCACTCTCGGCTCTCTTGGCAACAGCCGTCAGTAACCCCTCTAGGCCGGGAATGGCTTCAAGGAACTTACTTCGGATCGTCTTACCAAGGGTGGCTGCCTTCCGATCATCCAGGGACTTATCCAACGATGTCCCGATCTTCTTATCGGATGCCCCGTAGATAAAGGCATACGTCAAGGTTTTAACATCCTTGCGTGAGCAGCCAACGCGATCAGCATTCTGTTGATGGATGTCCCCATTGACAACAACATCAGCAAAAGCGCCTCCGTCGAAATGAGCAAGATAATGACCGAGCATACGAAGCTCCAAACCAGATGCGTCTGCACCCACTTGAGACATACCCTTCCCAGGAAGAAATAATGCCCTACAACGTGGATCACTGCTCGTCTGTCCGAGATTCGGCCTTGAGTGTGCATTACGACCTGTGTTGGTTGCGAGTTGACATACGTGATGGATACGACCCTCTTTGGTAACAGTCTTTAGCCAAGCATTGGCACCATCTGATAATTGACCAAGGGCCTTTTGTAGTTCAAGAAGACGGGCAAAAATCTTTGCTTCCTCGGTGTCGATACCCATAAGGATACCTTCATCAATCTTCGGCCTACCCGTGTCGGTGAAGGTCTCAGGTTTCCACCCCCTCCATGTCATGAAGGCCCATCCGATGTGATCTCGGCTGGTTGGGTTGAACTCCTTTAGCTTCGTGAAGGAACACTCATCTACAATAACTTTTTGGTTGTTGTAAATTTGTTCTTGCCTTACCCCTGTGTCTTTAAAGTAACCCTTTGTGCTGTTGTTTCTTTTGG